GTTAAAGATAATTGAATATATTGTATCATAAAATGTGTCAATAGTAAAAACACTTTTACCCCCGTAAACATTGACTATTTGCCTCTGGTTATGTGTAGTGGATGCCACATAATCGGGAATTAAAAACAACTCCTCAACCTGCATTGAGGGGCAAACAGTTAATTATGGGAATGAACTTACACGCAATCTTGAATAGGAAAAAAAACTTCCTGGAAAAAATTCAAAAAGAAATATCTTTGATGAGTAGCGAAGCGTATCTATTTTGGTCGAAAAATCCTTATGTTCGTAATAAGATGGATTATGAAACTTATTTAGTAACTGAGGTTTCCTCAATCAGCGCTCTATACCAAGAGGCAGACAAAATTTGTAAAGAAATTAGAAAATATGAAACTTAAAGCCCACGAACTATTTTACACTAAGGTTACACTGTTGAATGTTCCAGTTGAAAAGCTTGAACCTATTGAAGGCTCGCCTTATAAAGCTGCAACAATGCGTCGTGTTTTAGTAAGACAATTAACTGACCTTAACAAGGAGTATGAAGACAAACTACCTAAAGTTGATGAAGAGCTTTTTAAGAGCCGTGACGAAGTGGCTAAGTTTAAGTCAGACATTGAAGAAATCAAAGAAAAAAAACCAGGAGAGAAAGAAAAAGAGCTAACTGATTTTATAAAATTGGTAAACGAAAAGTTTTCTGAATCAACAAAACCATTGGGGAAAGTCCTATTTTCTGTTAAAGGTAAAGACCAATTTGTTGTACTTGAAGCGGAAAATGATGTAGAATTTACCCTAGAGGATAACCAAAAAGAGTTTGTAAGAAACTTAATCGATAAAGAGGGACTTAATTATTTCCCTATCCCAGAACATTGGGAAAAGGTATGTGAAACTTTATTATGAAATCTAAACTAATGGCTAAAATGCCTAAAGTAGCTAAAATGGCTGAGAAAATGGAAAAGAAAATGCCTAAGATGAAGCACGAAAAAATGGAAGGTGCTAAAATGCGTAAAATTGAAAAGAAAATGGGTAAAAAGTCTTAATATGCCACTTAAAACAGGTAAAAAAAGCATTGCCTCTAATATCCGTGAGCTTAAAGCTGATAACCTAAAGAAAGGTAAAGCCCGTGGAGCTAATGGAAAACCTAGACCAATGAAACAAATTATTGCTGTTGCTCTAAGTCAAGCAAAGAAAAAGTAGTATGGCTAAAGTATCTCTCTCAATTAAAAGAGGAGAAAAACTCCCTATCAGTAGAGGAGCTGGCTTAACTGCTAAAGGAAGAGCTAAGTACAATCGTGCGACAGGCTCAAATCTAAAAGCTCCCGCCCCAAATCCTAAAACACCTAAAGAAACAGCAAGAAAAAAGAGTTTCTGTGCTCGTATGGGTGGAGTAAAAGGCCCTACATCTAAAGACGGAAAATTAACAAGAAAAGGCGCAGCCCTTAAAAGATGGAAATGTAACTAGGTATGCAAGAATACTCTCATAATAGTTCTGCTAAGTATCCAGTAACTGATAAATACGCTGAGAACTGGAATAGAATCTTTGGAAAAAAGACTTTAGACAAAAAAGAAATTAAAGAAGAAAATGAACCCTCCGAACCCGAATGGTGCAAATCAATTTAACCTAGACCCAAGACAAAAACTCTGTTGGGATTATTATGTTAACCCCAAGAGTGAAACATTTGGTAATGGCACTCAATCCGCTATAAAAGCTGGTTACACCGAGGGGTATGCTGATGCTGTTCTAAGTGCTGACTGGTTCTGCGTAAAGCTGTGGGAGCTAAATTCTGTGTTTAATTCAGTAAAAGTCTTTAAAGAAGTATTTGAAGCTAGCCATATTGACCCACAAACTAATAAGATTGATAGCGGAGTGCTTAGAATTAAAGCTGATGTTGCAAAGTTCCTAGCTAGCACTAAAGGAAAAGACGAAGGATACTCTAATCGTACTGAACTCACTGGTAAAGATGGAGGAGCTATTAAGACAGAATCTATCCCTGATGATGAGTTCAAAAGCATTTTAGCTTCTTATGGAACTAAGCCAAGAGAAGAAAATTCAAGTCCTTAAAAAGATTTTTAGTGAGGACATAGAAGAATACGCAAAGTTCTTTTTCCCCAATCACTTGAAAAAGAAAACTCCTGACTTTCACAGGGATATTTTTAACCTATACCAAGGAGATGATAAGTTTATAGCAATAGCTGCTCCCCGTGGTCACGCCAAGAGCACCATAACTGACTTAGTGTTTCTTAGCTGGTGTTTAGTTCACAACAAAGTTAGGTTTGCTCTCTTAATCTCAGACACTTATTCACAGGCCACCCTATTTTTAGAATCTCTAAAGGCTGAACTTGAAACTAACGAGCGTTTGATAATGTTTTACGGAACTTTTAAGAGTGATAAGTGGAGTGAAAGTGAAATAGTTACTAGAGGAATAATGGTTAAGGCTATCGGTGCTGGAATGAGTGTGCGTGGTCTTAAATACCTTGATAGCCGTCCTGACCTAGCCATAGTAGATGACCTTGAGAATGACGAACTAGTACAGAGCCTTGAACGCCGTGAAAAACTGGAGCGGTGGTTCAATGGAGCACTTATCCCGTCAATGGCTGATAACGGACGCTTAATCTTAATTGGTACAATCCTACACTACGATTCATTGCTGTATAAACTTTTAAGCCCAACTGGGTATAATGAATTTGTCAAACGCACATATCGGGCTATAAACGGCACACAAGCCCTATGGCCTGAACATCTTGATACAGAACAGCTAGAGAAAATAAAAGCTAATTACATAGAGAAAGGTTTAGGCTTCCAGTTCTATCAAGAATATCAAAATGACCCAGTTAGTGATGAGAATAGAAAGTTCAAGCTAGAAAAATTTAAATACTATACAGACAGTGATTTGGATAAGAAGACACTCAATCACTACATCACAATCGACAGAGCCTACTCAACCGCTAAAACGGCCGATAGCACGGGTATAATCGTAAATGGGGTAACTAGTGACAACCAATGGTTCATACGCCTTGCAGAGGCTTTTAAGGGCAATGAGAAGGACTTAATTGACCGTATCTTTGACCTAGTGCAGTTTTGGAAACCTTTGAAGATAGGTATTGAACAAAAAGCCTTTCAGTTTACTTTCAAAATCGCTTTAGAAGATGAAATGAGAAGACGGAATGTTTTCTTTGTGGTCGAAGAGTTAAAAGACCAAGGACAGTCTAAGAACTTGAGAATTGAAGGTCTAGTACCTAGGTTTGAAAACGGAAGTATCTTTATCAAAAAGGAGCACACTGTTTTAGTAGACCAGTTGATTCAATTCCCAAAAGCTGTTCACGATGATGTAAGTGATGCCCTAGCGTATCAATTGTACTTAGCACAAGCTCCGACGCTTGACATTGTAAAAAGAAAACACTACCAACCATCTACTAAGTATGGTGGTTAGTTGTAAGAAAATAAACAGGGTGTTATTATTAAGCTAATAATTACTCTTGACTTCTATGGTATCTAATGAACTCGCTACAAAACTGACTAATATAGCAGGACAACAGCTAGAAGCTGGTACAAAAATGAAACAACAGCGGATGCAAACAGTTACTGAAATTGAAGACCTTTATAATAATAAAATTCTAATAGTAGATGACGGCCGTATCAACATTCCGTTCCCGATTATGTCTGGGCAGATTGATACTCTGTACTCTAAGATTGACAACCCTCCTAGCGTATCGTATCGAATCCCTAATAAGCAAAACTTGGCTGACCGTGTAGCTGCTGCTTGGAAGATTGATTCAAGCTCTAGCCGTTCTGGTTGGAGCCGTAAAGACCGTGCTGAAAAGAAACTCGCCCTGTTCTCAGGTCGTGGTATCGCTAAAATCTTTTCCTCAAACGTTGAAAAGAAATACGAAACACATTACGAGGTCGTTGACCACCGTTCTTTTATTTGTGAAGGAACTCGTGGCTTTTTGGAAGACAACTTGTATTGTGGTGAAGTAGATATTTATAAGACAGAAGCAGAGTTGAAACAAATGGCTAGCCTGGGAATTTATAACAAGGACAATGTACAGTCTTTGTTATCAGGCTCTGGTGATGATAAGACAACTTATCAAGCCTATGCCAATCAATATGACCGAATGAGAATGCTCGGTCTTAATCCTGAACAGAATGCCTATGTTGGCCAAAAGATTGCTAACTTGGCTGAGTGGTATCTTGAATATGAAGGCTCACGCTACTATCTTTTGTTTGACCCTAAGAGTAGTATTTGGTTGCGTTGTGAAAAAATGATTGATATTTTTGGACACGAAAAGTACCCGTATGTATCTTGGGCTGTAAATTACGATGAATACAACTTTTGGTCTAAGGGCGCAGGTGATGACATTATGCCAATGGCTGAGGCAATGCGCATTACACTCAATGAAGCCCTGGAAAATAACCGCCGTCGTAACCGTCCAATGCGTATCGTAGAGAGTGGACAAATCCAAGATGTAAACGAACTACTTGAATATATCCCTGATAACATTATCGTATCTAACCCAGGGCGTAATTCTGCAATTGTTACTCTTGAAACCCCAGAAGTTACCACCTCAATCAATATGGTTGAGTTCCTGAATCGCTTTATGGGTGAAAAAAGCGGTATTTCAGGAGCCTTACAAGGAACACCTGAACAAGACGCAAAGGTGGGTATTTACTACGGGACTTTGCAACAAGCCGCTGACCGTATTGGTACAATCAACAAAGAATACTCTGAAAGTTACGCACAAAAAGGCTATCGCTACTTCTGGGGCCTTAAAATGAACTTAACAGGTTCTAAAGCGATTGAAATGCTTGGTAAGTTTGGTTACGCTTGGGAAGAATTAGACGGCAAAGATTTAAAAGATGTTGATGATGTTGATGATGTAGTAGTATCAGGTGGCTCTAGTGAAGAAGCTTTGGACGAAGTAAAGAAACGCCGTCGTTCTGAAACTCTAGCCTCTCTCACAGCTAACCAGATGTTGGCGCAAAAACTAAACCCTACTTGGGTTATCCGTACATCATTACAAGAAGGTGAATTTACTGATGATGAAATCCAAGAAGCTCTTGACTCACAAAGTGACCAAAACCGTGAGCTTATGCTCGAAGCTGACCAAGCTATCCAAGAAATTCTTGAAGGTAAAACCCCTAAGCTTAATCGTGGGGCTAACGTTGCATTTGTCCAACGGATTATCGACTGGGAAAAAGACAATATCAACTACATAAAAGAAGACGGCTCTCTAATCAAGAAGCAATACGAACTTAGTCAAAAGATTCTTGGCTATGCTGAAATGCATATGCAACCTCCTTTCCTTATCGTTCAAAACAATATGGTTCGTGATGTTCGCCAAGTTTACCAAGAACAACTAAGACAAGGAGTACAACCTGATTCATCAGCCGTTAATATCCCACAGCCTACAACCGAAGAAACCAGACAATCAATCACTCAACCGTTTGAAGCTGGTATGAGTCCAGAAGGAACTGCCAGTGCTAGCCAACAAATTTCTGACACTCTAAATCCAGTAACCTAGTATGGACTTACAGGAATACAAGCAAAAACACCCGCACAAAGCTGAGCGCCTAACAGCGATTGAATCCCAAGCTAAATGGGCGGAAATAATGCTTGACCTTAAAAAACACGAGGGTGTTAAAAAGCTAATGGCAGAACTGGAACAAATTATCAAGTCAATCAACACAAAGTTATTAACATTCGACCGATTAGAGGTTGAAGAACGAGAAAGATTGTTGGCAGATAAAGAACGCTGTCTGTGGCTATTAAATAAATTTCCTGACGCTCAATTAACCTTGGATAGAATTAACAAGTATCTCGAAAAATTATGACAAAACAAGAAGTAATGGAAAAACTAGACGAGGCTGGAGTAAAGTATGACAAGCGTTTTAAGCTTGAAAACTTAGTGAAACTTTTGCCAGAAACACTTGACAAGGTAAAAGATTTGCAGGCAAAACATAAACCTGCTACAATTACTACAGAACAAGAAGAAGCAATCAAAGCTAGTTTGTTGGGTGAAGCAAAAGTTAGTTTAGAGAAATCTATCGCAACTGGAGCAAGAACTGACGACGGTGTTCTCACCAAAGCAGGAATTATTATCCCACAAACAGTTCTTTCAAGTTATCAATCTTTGAAGTGGGTATACTACGCCGACCACTATTCTGATAAAAGTGTAGTAATTAAAAAGCCCTATCCTGGTAGCCCAAAGATTGAAGAAGTGAGAACCTATTCTCTGGAAATTCACGGAGAAAACTTTAAGAAACTAGCTGAACAATTTGTAGATAAAAACAACAAGTAAAATCTATTAACAGGGAAACTTTTGATGGCACGAATTCAGCCATTAAAGGGCTTTCTTCCCTGTTAGCCTGATAATAGCTGAAACCGTGTCCTTAAAAAGGATACGGTTTTTGTTAAATATCGTGGATGCGATTAATAAACCATTTAGTTCTTGGGGCAGAACGAAACAGCCAACCAGCGGAGTCAACCGCCTGTAAATAAAATCTTATGTCTGATGAAAATCAGGAAGTCTTACCTCAAGACGCAGTGGAGGAAGTAGCACAGGAAGAAGTACAAGCCGAAGAAACTCAGATAACTGGTGAAGTAGAAGCCCAGCCAGAACCTGTAGAATCTGAACGTCCAGTCTACAATATGCCTGTCGCTAAAGCTCAAGAAGAAAAGCGCAAAGCTGTTGAAAAAGCCAAAGCAGAAGCTAAAGCCGAAGCAGAAGCAGAAATGAAACGCTTGCGTGAAGAATACGAACAAAAGTTGCGTGCAAACACACCTGAGGCCCAGGATTACAAATCTAAGCTACAACAAGTAGCTTTAGAGCATAACCTTGACCCAGAAGCAGCAGAGAAGCTTCTAGACGTGTTTAAGAGCACTATTCAAGTGCCTGATATGTCTAAGTATGACGCTCTGATTAAAAACGCCGAGCTTGAGAATATCAAGCAAAATGTACGCAAAGATATTGAATCTCGTGTTGTCCCTTTAATAAAACAAGATAACCCGAATGTTAGCGCCTCTGACTTAGCTGAAATTACAGCCAAAGTTCAAGAGCTTGCTTTTACCGAAGGTTTTAATACTTATCGCTTAGAGGACATTTATCGCCTTAAAAGAGAAGAGATTGTGCCTAAATCAGGCTTTACAGTCGAAACTCCAAAAGGTAGAACTCCATCAATGACCACCTTCAAAAATCTTTCAGATGATGAAGAGCATAAGTTGGCAGAAAATGACCCAGAAGCGTTTAAGGCTTACCTAAAGTATCAAATGGCTAATAGTTCGAAGTATCTTGACGCAGAATAATCTTTAATATGGCTAATACTCACGTATTTGAAACCAAAATGAGTGACCGAATGCAGGTTACTCGTTACTCGACCCCAGTTTTTGCAGCACAAGCTTCTTTTGAAGAACGTGCTAAATTGAACAACGGTCAATCTGTTACACGCCCTTACACAAACATTATGTACGAACAGGACTACACTCGTGGTTCTGATATGACAATGCAAACATTGACAGAAACTAACGAAACTTTGACTGTTCAAACAGCTAAAGCCGTTCCTTTCGCTATCGATGATTTGGATGTAGTACAAAGTAATTTCAAGTTGATGACTGAATACTCAGACCGTGCTATGCGCGCTTTGAATAAGGCTATCGACGCTGATTACCTTGGTGAAGTTGTAAACGCTACCTCAACTGTAGACGCTGCTGATTTTGGCGGTACTGCTGGTGCTGGTGTAGTTGTTGATTCTTCAAATGTTCTTGGTATTTACTCTGCTGCTTTACGCAAATTGCAACTTCAAGACATTGACATCACTGGTATGGTTGACCCTCGCCCACAAGCAGGAAACCTTAAACCAGGTGGACAAAGTGGTTTTGCTAACTGCTCACCTTACTTCTACGAACAATTGAGTAAATCACTCTCTGGTCGTGAAACTGTAGATGGTGATTTGGTTGGTAAAAATGGTTATAAAGCAGGTTACTTTGGTTTTGACAACTTTGTTACTACCAATGGTACTTGGACTGGTGTACTTTCAATTGCCACTACTCCTACTGATGGAGACACAGTAACCATCAATGGTGTTGTATTTACTTTCAAAACAACTCTTGGTACTACTGCTGGTAACGTAGCAATTGCTGGTTCTGCTGACGCAGCTCGTTTGAACTTGTCTGAACTCATCAATGCTCCTACTACTACCGACGCTGGTCAAGTAGCTCTCTCTGCCGCTAATGTTAACCTCATTAAGCGTATGACTGCTACTGACAACGCAAGTGCTAACACTTTGACACTCGTTGCCAAAGGTTACGGTTACGTTGTAGTAAGTGAAACCTTGACTGATGCAACTGACGCTTGGACTTCAAAGATTTCAAGTCAAATGTTCGGTCAAAAAGGTGCTGTTGATATGGTTCTCCAAGCCAAACCACAAGTTAAGGTTGATAGTATCCCATTACAATTGGGTTCATACGTTAAACCTTACGCTCTTTACGGCAAGAAAACCTTTTCAGAAGGTGCAAAGGCCTTGGTGCAAGTTAAAGTTGATTCATCATCTTGGACCTAATGTCCACGGTAAGTGGGGAGAGGAAACTCTCCCCCTCTTATTAAATAAGACAATTCTATGGCTAAAAATTTTAATCGAGCCCTTAAAAAAGGCTATGACGTAAAAACCATTGGTTCAGTTACTGTAGCAGTTACAGAATTTGACCCTAATGGGTTTATTAAAGAAGCTTTTGGTATTACCGTACCTACTGCAGGTTCTGTTGGTTTTTGTAAGGGTGCTATCTTTACTGATACTGATGTTGCTGGTGGTACTTCTGGCTCGTATGTAAATATCGGTACGACCACTTCTAGTAATTTTAACTTGATTGGTGCTCCAGCTGGTACTTTCACTGATTTAACTGCTACTGGCAACACAACACTTGGTGATGCTATTACAGACACAGTAGTGACAAACGCTCCTTTATACATTCGTGCCTCAATGGCAACCAAACAAAGTACCCCTACTGCTAAAACAGTATCTGCAACTTTGACTGCCGCTGAACTTGCTCCTGGAATTGTTACAGTAAACCAAGGAGCAGCTGGCACTAGCGCATTACAACTCCCTACTGGTACTGCCCTTGATACAGCCTTTTCTGGTTTTGCTGCTGATGATTCATTTGATTTCTCAATCATCAACATCTCAACTGTAGCTGCTGAAGACGCTTCTATCACGGTAAATACTGGTGTTACTATCGTTGGTAATGTCAACATTGCTTCGAACGCTGCCGCAACTGACCTTTCTTTTGCTCGCTTCCGTTTACGCAAGACAGGTACAGCCACTTGGGTTTGCTATCGTATTGGTTAGTATTTTTACTCAGGGGTTTAATAGACCTCTGGGATAAGCATATTAAATATGACTGGAGCAGAAATGGTGACAAAATTGCAAAATATGGTTGATGATGTAATCGATACTGATTACGCATATCAATTGTTAAACGACGCTAAAGATGACATTGAATCATCTCACTTGTGGGAACAATTAAAGGCTTTGGATAGCGCACAGACAGAAACTCAAAGTTCTATTGCTTTACCATCAAGTTTTGCTAATCCAATTAAACTTTACATTGGTACTGAACACAGTCCGTATACTCTGGTTCCTTTTGAAGACTCTCGTTTGTATCGTGATTATCAAAGAGCTTACTATATTGATTTTCCTAACGGTGTTTATTATCTGACAGGAACACGGAACACATCAAATACAATCTACTTTTTTTATATTAAGTATAGTCCTGAAATTACATCTGGTACTTCTTGGGTTTTCCCTGAAAGGTTTCATAACATTATCCCTTATAAAATGGCACAGATTTACTACGCTTCTAATGCTGGTGAAAAATCTCGTGCTTGGGACGACCGCTGGAAAGCCTATTATGACGAAGGGCTTACTCAAATGCAGGCTTGGGACGACCAATTGAAGTTAAGAGCTAATCGTGGGGTGCAAGCTTTAAGACGTGGGGATTTGCCTAAAGGTATTATCCAATACTAATTATGAAGACTTTCCCAATCAGAAACTTTGACAAAGGTGTTATCAATAACATCGAACAACAATCCATTCCTGATGGGGCTGCTTCTGATTCTCGTAATTGGCTCACTTTAGGGGATAGAATTGAGCTAAGTGGTGGTTATGACATTATTGGTACTGAAAACGCTGGTACGGGCCGTATAAGCGGTCTGAAGGTATCTACAATACTACGATTTGACCACTCTAGACTGGGTTGAAGTTGGTTCTGACCAGCTCGGTACTGCTGCCGATGGTGAGGATATTTCTTTTACTGAATACATCACAGTTGCTGGTAACCAAACTTGGCTCTCTAGCCCTAACAGTTCACTGTATAAGATAATGACTGCTAATCCTGGGAGTATAAACGACCAGTATAATTCTGCAAAAAACTATAAAGGTTTTATCAGAACAGTATTGAACTGGCTTTACCTGTGGAATATAAAAACTGATAAGACAGGTATTTATCGGTCTTATATTGACGCTCAAATTTATACAACTGTTTCCGCAGAAAATGTAGGGACAGGTAATGGGGCTACGCTTACTTTCACCGATACTCTGGCTTTCAAAGGCGGTGGTGCTAAAAGAACTTGCTTTGGTGTATTAGTTACTGACGGAGTTGAGACATTCACAGATAACTTTTCTGGGGGTTTAACTGGTTCTGCTGGAGGAACAGGAACCATAAACTATACAACTGGTGCTTTATCAGTTACTTTTGCTGTTGCCCCGTTGAATTTACAAGCGATTACTTGTGATTATTCTTGGGAAGACAGTACAAATAATGGTATTGCTGATTTTACTTTTTCTACACCTAGAACAGCTGCGCAAGGTGATTTACTCCGTGAAGATATTGGTGGCGCTATCCGTAACATATTTAACTACGCAGAACAAGAATATGTAGTGCACGATGAAAATACTTGGCGTGTTGCCTACTCTGACGACGATTTAACTGTATCTAACCGAATATTCCGTGAACGGGTTGGTATTAAGAATTGGAGAGCGGCTATCTCTACTGGCGATGGTATCTTCTACATTGATACTTCAACACCAGAGAAGCCTTATTTTAGACGCTTGACTTTTGAGTCTAACTCATTGGAAGTTTTACCAAGCCCTATTACCCTTAATGTTGATTTAGCAGGGTATGTTTTTGACCAATCAGTAAGTTATGAATGGGGTGATTATATTCTCTTCTTTTTTAAGAGTGCTAATAGCTCGAACAATGATACAACAATGGTCTACCATAAGATTTGGAAGTCTATTGATATTTTGAATTATTATGTTTCCTGTGCTGAAAACTACGGAGGAACGCTCCTCGGTGGAGATTCGTTATCCAATAATGTACAAAGGTTATTCACTGGGTTTACGGCTAACGGTTCTACTATTACTAACTATTGGGTTGGTAATTTATCTTTGTTACAAATAGAAGAATTAAAGAAATTTAAACGACTAACGATTAAAGGACAAATTGATGTAGACCAGAGTATTGACGTTTTCCTTTCTTACGATAATGCAAATTTTGTACAAGTTGGTACAATTAGTGGGTCAGGGGATTATGTATCCGCAACTCCAAGAAATGTTATTGGTAGCCCACAAGTAGCTGAAAGCGAGATTGGTGGTGGCGGTACTGGAATCTCTGCGTACGATTATACATACGAAATGCGAGTACGAAGTCCTAAATTTGACAGAGTAAAAATTAAATTTATGGCGACAAATGTCGGGTATGCGTCTGTTTCAGAGATAAATTATTATGACATTCAGTTATACGGACAAAAGAACTTAAATCGTTTTAGAACTACTTAATATGGCACTACCTAAGGTACTCGCAAATTTTACTACCAGTCTGGCTACTAAGATTAGTAGTACAGCTTCTTCATTGACTTTATCAAGAAGCACCGACCCAGATGGGACAACTCTTTCAGGACAGTATATTTTGACTATTGATGAAGGAGCAAGTGTTGAAGAACACCTCTTGGTGACTTTGGCTGGCTCTGCTGGAACAATTGACACCCGTGGGCTTTCTAAGGTTGATATGACTACCTCTAAAGCTGCCAATAAGTTTGCACACGATAGAGGAGCTGAAACTAAAATTACTAATGCTGTTTTAATTAAAACTGTAAACCGATTAAACGGCACAGAGGCTTTTGATAGCGTAGCTTTAACAGGGGTTGCCAGCATTACTGGCTTAACTACTCCGACAAGTGGAGAAACTACAAAGGCTGCAAATGTTGCTTATGTTAATGCTGTTTCTGTGGCTGGTGCTGCTGACGCTACTACTAGTGTCAAAGGTATCGTAGAATTAGCCACCGCCTCTGAGTTAGCCGCTGGTACGGCTACTGGCTCGACTGGGGCTAACCTTGTTGCTGCCTCTACTAACTTTAACGCTACGCCTTCGGCGACTACTTTGGTTCCTGTTACTAACGCTTCTGGTAAGCTCGCTGCTGGTTTTGGTGGTGCTGCTTCTACTTTGGCTACACTCAACGCCTCTTCTTTGGTTGTTGAAGACCCAGCAAATGCTACTACTACACCAACCGCTTCAAAAATTGTAAAAGCAGACGCTACTAGCAAGATTAGTGATGGCTGGATTGGTCTTACAACAGCTGGGGATACTGTGTACTCTGATGGTACTGATTTACAGCGCTTAGCTATCGGAACTGCGGGACAAATCTTGAAAGTAAACTCTGGGGCCACAGCTCCTAGTTGGCTCAACCAAAAACAAACAGTGTTTACTACTGCGGTTACTGTTTCTAATACTTTAACTGAAACAAATCTTTTGTCAGTGTCTATTCCAGGCGGAACTTTACTTTCTACTGGTGTGTTGAAAGGTTACATTTTATTTAGCCAAATCAAATTATCAAATACAAAGCGTATTACATTTAAATTAAAATACGGAGCGACTACAGTGGTTGATACTGGTACTTTGCCAAATAACTATGGTTTTAATGCCACGCTTGAGGGTAGACTTGATTTCATCTTAGCTGGTAGCGGAGCCACTAATACACAAAAAGGTGTACTTAGTTATACTGGTTCATATGGTGATTATATTGTTGGTTCAACATCTGGTACTGACATAATTCAAGGTAGAGCATTTAGTACTGGTACTGCTGCAGAAGATTCGACAGCAGCAAAAACGTTCTCGATTACTGTGACATTTAACAACGCTTCTGCTTCAGACGCAGTAACAGCAGATATTGGTTTCCTTGAAGTAATCAACTAATTTTATGGCACTAATAAATCCAATTACAGGACAACCTCTGACACAATACGCTAATCCATTTGGCGGCACTGTGGAGACTCAGAAAGAACAGACCATTTTGAACGAAGATTATAATTATAAAAGACCAGTCGAGACTCCTCAACAAAATACAGTTCAGCCTCAAACTACTACTGTACCTACCACACCAGAAACTCGTCCTGTGCTTACTCCGAATTCTCAGAGTAACATCTTGAATAATTTTAGTTCTTACCAATTACCTCAAGAAGAACAAATCAGACAGCAAGAAGAAAAAAGATTGATGTTACAAAATCAAGTAGATTCACTTAATACTATTTATAACAAGCAACTTGAAGACCAAAGGCAAGTCTACGCTGGTTTGACTGGTCAAGCTCGTGCCTTAGCCTCCCGTGGGGGTCGTTTAGAAAGTCCTATCTATCAATCACAACAAGTTGGTCTTTCTGACAAGCAACAACAACTAGAGGGGGTTATTAACGCCGAGCGTGCTCAAAAAATTGCTGACCTTTACGATAAAGTAGAACAGAGAACGCAAGAAAAATTAGCCGCTGAACGAACTTTTGCCACTACCCAACGGGATAAATACATCGAACTCTTAAAAGACCAACAGTCGAAAGCAAAATCTGACGCAGTTACTTTCGCACAAGGTGGCGGTTCTTTAACTGACCTTACCACTGAACAGTACCAGAAACTTTTAAATGATACTGGTTTAGATGATTTTGCCTTAAAAGCGACCCTGACGGTAAATAACCCTAAATCTAAAGCACAATTTGCTCCTGTAGGTGATAAAATAGTTGGTTATTATATCAATCCTAAAACAGGAGAATTCGAAACATTTGAAAGTGCTAATATTCCAGGTCTTGCTGGTAAAGATGCCTTTGATTCAGTGAAAGAATTTGGCGGAGTTCCTTATGTAATGACTAAAGACGCAAATGGTGTGATAACTGGAAAACCTTTAGACGGTTATACAAAACCAGAAGAAAAATTAAGTGGTGCTCCTGCTGAATATGAGTATTATAAAAAACAAGAAGTAGTAGCTGGCAGAACTCCTGTTTCATTTAACGAATATCAGACAATGGACGCTAACCGTAAAGCGGCAGCTAACCTGGCTAACAGCGGTTTAGATTGGAAAACACAGACAGCGGTAGAAAAAATAAATACTTCTTTTGAAAACTCTCCGATTGTAAAACAATTCAACGAAATCCAAAACAAAAAAATCAATGTTGATTCGATGTTAAAAATGGGTGATTCAGGGACTGTAGATGTTGCACTTGTATACGACTTTATGAAATCCCTTGACCCGACGAGTGTTGTTCGAGAAACTGAATTTGACGCAGCTGCTAAGTCTGGCTCAATCTTTAAGGGTATTTGGGCTAAATTTAACGGGGCATTCAAAGAAGGACAAATTTTGCCAGATTCTGTTAAGAAACAGTTCCAGTCCTTGATGGATTCAAGATACAAGTCAATTAGTTCTCAATACCAAAATCTTAGAAATGAAAAAGCAAAGTCGATTGGAAGATTAACTAATGACGACGGTTCTCAATACTTAACAGATTATTCAGGAGGTGAAAATTTTGGTGGTAATACTAATGTCCCTCTTGATGAAGTAGATTGGGCAAATGTTAACCCATAATAATATGGCAGAACAACTAGACCAAAATGTAGTAGCGATGATGAAGGCTCTCGCCCAACACGAAAGTGGTAATAAGGCTGTTTTGCCGCAGGAGAAAGGTATTGGTGGTGCTTCTATTTATCAATATACCACTTCAACTTGGAAAGCAGCTGCCAAAAAATTTCTCGGTGATGAAAATGCACCACTTAACCGTGCTAACGAAAATAAAGCAACCTATTTTCGTATAAAAGAGTGGAAAGATAAAGGTTTCAAACCAGCACAAATTGCTTCAATGTGGAACGCTGGTGAAGGTGAACCAAATGCGTACACTGGAAAATTTAGTAGTGGCTCTCCTGCTGTAGGCGTAAATAGTTATGGAGTTAAGTATAATGTTCCAGCGCACGCTAAGAGCGTAGTTGCTAAATTTCAAAAAGAAATAGCTACTTTACCTAAGACGGAGCCTACGATTACACCTACAACTACACCTGCTCCTCAGCCAGAGGAAAAGAAGGGTTTTTTAGCGAAGGTTGGAAGCGGGTTAAAAACAGTTGGCAATATAATTACTTCTTCTGAGCAAGCTCTTGGTAAGAGTTTAGGTGAGGCCGCTGCTTATGTTACTGGGACTGGTAAAAAAGTGGAGCAAGCTAACCAATCTCTGCTGGATACTGCTAACAAAACTTTTGAACTTGCTAAACAAACTACAGACCCAGCACGCAAACAAATGCTCATAAACCAAGCTAATGAAGCTGCTAAACAGGCTGGCTCTAATCTGCAGACAGTTTTACCTTCATCACAAAAAACAGCAGGTCAAATCTACGGTGAGGGGCTTGGTGTTGCTTTAGATATTGGGACTGCTGGGGCTCTCTCCTCAGAAGCAAAATCACTCAAATTTATGGGTGCTGCTGAAAAAGCCTTAATGGCTGAGCAAAAGGCTAAACAAGGTTTAACTGTAGCACAAGCACTGGCAAAAAACATTGAAGGTACTTATAAAGCAACAACCGCAAATAAATTACTCGGTATAGGTTCTAATGTAGCAAAAACAGCAACTAAAGGAGCCGCTATCGGGTATGGTTATGATGTTTCTCAAGGATTACAAGAAGGCGAGAGTTTAAGTGAAGCGGTAAAGCCTGGGGTTGGGGCAGCCGTCGGTGCAGCTGTACCAGTTGCTTTTGGTGCTAAAGCTGCTCTTAATGTACTAAAAAAAGAAGGTGCTCCTAGAGTCATTAACAGTCTAGTTAAACCTCTGTTAAAAGATTTTTCTTACGGTAAAAATCCAGGCAGAGCAGTTGCAGAGGAAGGTATCGTGGCTAATTCCCTTGAAGACCTTGGAGCTAAAATTAGTTCCAGTCGTGAAAAAATAGGTCGAGAAATTTCGAACCAAAATAGTATCCTAGAAGGGAAAGCGCTATTAAACTTAGAAGGTTCATTCAAGCCAATTGATGACGCAATGGAAATTGCGGCAAAGAATAATAATCCAACGCTACTACAAAGATTGCAAAATGTCAAGGATGCACTCACTCAAAACCTTACATTAGGTACTGACAAATCGGGGAAACCAACTATTATTTCAAACGGCGCTAAAGAGCTAAAAAATGCTAAGTTTAGCGAAGCATTTACTATTAAAAAAGACATTGGTGATATGACCCAGTGGACTGGTAATGCTTCTGACGACAAGGCGGTTAATGCTGCTCTTAAAAAGGTATACGGTAATGTAAGAAAGACTTACTTAGAAACTGCTGATAAAGTAAGCCCAGAGGTCGGCACAAAACTTAGAACTTTAAGTGAAAAGTACGCAGATTTAACTTCCGCTGAGGTAGCTACTAAGTACAGAGATAAAATCACTGAACGTCAAAACTTCCTTTCTCTTGGAAATAAAGCTGGTGCAGTTGGTGCTGTGATTGCCGCTGTAGCTTCTGGCGGTACTACAATTCCTGTGATTTTGGCTGGTATCTCAGGGGCTGTGTTAGATAAAGCATTAGCTTCAACTGCCTTTAAGACTAGAATTGCACGGTGGATGGCTAGTGAATCACCTGGTGTCTTAGAGAGGTTTTTTGCTAAAAATCCACAGGCTAGAAATTCTATCTACAAAGCTTTCAATGAAAGTAAAAACACAGAAACTAAAGAATTTCTTAAAAACTTAAAAATACCAGTTGGTCTTTCTACTCAAGATGTTAGTAAATTATCTGAAAAAGAATTAGGTGGTTTTCTCAAAAAAGTAGAAGGAAAAGTAAGTGAGGCAGAAAAAAATAAGATGTTGACTGGATTAAATAAATCAACAGATTTAGCAAAAGAGGCTAAAAAGTATAAGAGTGCTGATGAGTTTATTAAGGCACAGGGGACACCTGTATATCACGGAGGAGAAATATCTAAATTAGAAAACAAGCCACTATTTACTGCCGTTGATGACTATATTGCTAAAAGTTATGACCCATATGGAAAACTTAATGAATTTTATCCTGCTAAAAACATTAAAGAGTTAGATATTACTACCGACTATTCAAAGGTAAAAGAAGCAATAAAATCAAAGTTTGATAATTATGGTAAAAATTATGTAGAAAATACTTGGTTTGACCCATTTTCTTCGTCTAAAAAGAAAGTTCAAGAAACATACGATAAATACATCAGTAAATACAAGAACTTTGACGCAATAGAAAAAAGATATGACACATTAAAAGGCGAGAGTGTTGTTTCTGAATATGAAAAACTTTGGGAAAAAGATGTACAAGAAGCTATATCTTATATAAGAAAATTGCCAGAAGTTCAACAAGAAAAAGTGTTTGAATTTGATATTTTGGATAGAGTTGTAAAGCAAGTAAAAGACCCAAGCAGAGATGATATTTATGCTAATTGGAAACAGATATTAAAATACGCAAAAGATAATAAATATGATAGCGTAAAACACATAACACAATCAAAAGATGCGCAGCAAACTGGAATTGAAAGAATTTTTATTGACCCAACAAAATCTATCAAAACCAAATCCCAACTAACAGACATTTGGAATAAAGCTAATAAAAAATTTATGTCTAAATAATTTACTAACTAATTCATTTATTTAATTAAGTATATGTCAACCACAATCCTTAAGACTAAAACAACCAGTCGGACAGTCATTTTAACTAGTGCAGGTACTGCTTTAGTAGCAGACCCAGCTCGTATCTCTTACAAAATCAATAACTTAGGTACTAACCCTCTCTTTGTTAAAGAAGGAGCAGGAGCTTCAACTACGGATTTTGACTACATCTTAGCCGCTGGTACAGGTAATGATAACGGAACTGGTGCTAGTTATGACAGTCCAGCTGACCAAGTTTACACAGGTATCATCACTGTAGCTGGTACAAGCCCACGTTTTAGTGCTATGTACCGAACTCAAGAATAGTATGTCTACCACTCAACCAATTGTCATTCCTTTGCCTGAAAACGTGCAAGAAGCTATCAATTTGGCTTATGCTCGTACTTCTGCGCTCAAAGAACAAGAAGACGAAGCCCGTCGCTCTAAAACCAAATTGGAAAAAGAAATTGGCCACCTTTCTTTAGAAAAAGAAACCCTTATTGGTTTAACGGCAACGGCTCAATCAGACTATGACCGTGTTGCAAAATCTCTCAAGGAATTAAGGGCTGATTTTAATTCTCTGACTGAAAGCTTATCTTTGGCCAAAGAAGAGTTAAAAACCGCTGTACAGGGCAAAACAGAGGCCACAGATGCCACAGAAAAAGAAGTTACTCGTCGTAATGAAGTTATCAATGATATCAGCCAACGAGTTGAATCAATTGTTTCTCGTGAAACAGCTCACGAAGAAAATGTAAAGGCTTTTGAAGCTAAAAAGCAAGCCTTCGTTGAATTATTAAAGAATTTCTAGTATGTCCCAAATGCAACGAGCGTCTGATGACGCTTTACTGAACCAGACGCTCCTTGCTATTGCGGGCTTAGTTACTGAACCTTTTGATTATATTGGTGCGACTTATCCCACTTCGGCAAGTGAAGTTTACACCTACAAAACAGGTGGGAGTGGAGGCACAACGGTTGCTACAGTAACGGTAGTTTACACTGATTCTACTAAAGCTAACCTATCTACCGTAACTAAGACATAGTATGGCGTTTAAGTTTAACCCAATCACAGGTAAACTTGATACTGTACGCTCTGATTCTGAAATTAGAGGGTTACTTTCGGCTACTTCGCCAGTAGTTTACACCAGCTCAACTGGTGTTATTTCTTTTGATACTGCGACAACTGCTTTGACTTCGTATCTTAAACTAGACGCCTCTAATGACCCTTTGACAGGCACACTGACAATAACACCGAGTTCAGATGTTGGCGCTTTAGTTCTAAACGAATTTGCCGCCTCTCCTGCTTCATCAATTTTTCAAGTAAACAACTCATCAGCTGCGCTCAAGTGGGATTTCCGTAAAACTAGTCTTGATACTTCCACAGCGATTGGTTGGAACATTGCTTTTGATACTTCGTCAGCTGTTTCTCCTTCTACTTCTCGTACTGGTATTTCGGTTACTTTAAGTGCAGGGTATACAGGCTCTGCTTCGACTGCTTGTTTGGCGTTTGATAATGTAACGCTCGGAACACAGACTGGATATACGAATGATACTTCCAGCTTTGGCTACCGACCTACTGGGCCTGTAGTCGGTGTAGGTGGATACGCCCGTGGTGTTACCGCTGGAGTCCAAGTAGCTCTTGAAGGTATTGCTGGTGGTTCCGCTTCTTCTGCATACGGTGGTTGGTTAGGAGCTACTCGTGAGCGTACAGGTGGACAAGCAATCGGCGGTATCGGTGTAGCTCGCAACACTGTTGGTACTGCTTTTGGTTTAGCCGCTGTACTTGGTTCTCGTACTACTAAACCAATCACTCGTTCTACCTCAGCTGCTCTCCTGGCAGATAATGGCGACCAAGCGGTGGATATTTTTGCAGCTCAATCTGCTGAAACTGATGTTTTTGTTATCAATACTAACGGCGCAACTACTCTCACCCCTAAAGCAACTTCAGGTGGTGTAACTGCGTTCACTATTTTCCCTGGTGCTCATACTGCAGTTACTACGCAGAAAAATAGTCTGTATATCCGTGGTAACACAGTAACCATCACAGGAAGTTTTGCAGAACAAAACACTGTCTTAATTGATGGACAGACTTTTGACGCTGGTACTGCTCAGACTATTACCACTGCGAGTACATTCACTATCGGCGGTGCTCCTCTTGCCACAAACAGTGCGGTTATCACAAACGCTTATGCCTTTTGGGTAAAGGCTGGTAATGCAAGATTAGACGGTAATGTTTCAGTAGGTGTTACTACTCCAACAGCTCGTCTACACTTAGCTGCTGGTACAACTACCGCTAACACTGCTCCTCTTAAATTTACATCAGGTACTAGCTTGACAACAGCAGAAGCTGGGGCAATGGAATTTACTACTGATGATTTGTACTTTACAATTACTACAGGCGCAGCTAGAAAAGGTGTTATTTTAAATAATGGTTCTAACTTGACTTCTGGCCGTGTTCCTTTTGCTACTACTAACGGTCGATTGACAGATGACGCTGACCTAACTTTTGCTACTGACACCTTGACAGCTACTAAAATTGTTGGTTCGACCAGTGTAAAAGTAGGGACAGCTGGAGGATTTATTTCTAGTGACGGTTCCACAGGTGCAACTGGAACATTCACCACAGCTGATTTAAAAACAGTTACAGTAAAAGATGGTATAATTACTTCAATAGTATAATAATAATAATATGACAACATTTGTAACCTTACCAGACGGAACAGTAGTAGAAGCTACTGTAGCTACATTAGAAGATAAACAATTAACAGTAGCTCGAAAGCGTGATGAAGCACTGGCTATTCGCGCCGAAGCAACTGGGTATAGACAATTAGCCGATGAGCGTGACGCTGTTGCTCTAGCCCTTGAACAAGAGGCTGATAAATTAGAGGGAGTATGAGCGATACAGTAGCACCAGGTGAAATCCTGCGCTTTATGGAAGAATCAAAAGCTGACACAAAAGAATTAGGAGAGAAAGTATCAACTCTCCATACTCAAATGTCGGTAGTTGCTCAAAATGTAGAGCGAGTTTTGGAACAAACCACTAAAACCAATGGTCGTGTGAATAAGTTAGAAGATGAAAATGGTAAAAGCAATGAGAGAATAAAATCAGTGGAGAATAAGATTTTATACTTTATGGCTGCCTCTGCCACAGTAGTTGTAGTGAGTGGTATAGCGTGGGCAGTATTCACTTTTTTCTATAATCCAAAAGCAAGTGCCAAAACCGCCGAGGTAGAACTAACCGATGAACAATTTAACACAATGGTAAAAATAATTAATTCTTATGACAAAGATAACAATAAAAAATAAGAAGACAGGTAAAAAGATTACTTTGTCTTCTGGTAAACCATCGTTGAAGCCACTACCAAATCGCTTAGTAAATCCGTTAAGAACCGCCTAGTATGTACGGCACTGGATTACAGCGTGATTTAGAAGATACACGGGATAAGAAGTACGACCATCTATCATTTGCTGCTAGTCTTTTTGATTGGTCAGTCGGATTTGATATTGAACAAGACCTTGGTA